CAAAATATAAGCCAAATTTGCCGATTGGTCGCCCCCCGTGAATTGGGAGTAGTGGTGCGGCGCTGTGCCGCTTTCGGGAAATATCAACGTTCCCGCTGTCAAATTGCCGATTCGCCAAGGGCCATCAACATTCATTAAGTAGTCGGTCCCGAACAAACTGCCCACCAAAACGAGCAGCGTCAGACCGGCCAGTAAAGCAAATGTTCTGATTCTCATTTTCGTTTCTCCAGATAAAAAACTGGGGAGGGGTCGCCTCCCCGTTATGGTTTCGCGTGAAATTACGCCGCGCCAGTTGATTTACCGACGTAACGGTAATCAATTGCGCCGACCTTCGAGTCATAGCGAATCTTGTAGCTCGCCACAATGTCCGATTCCCAGGCATCGTCGTTGTTGTCGTTGTAGCTTCTCTGGCGGACCTCCATCGGTATCACGATTTTCTCCATAAACTGCTTCTTGAAGTCGCCGAGATACCAGATAACCGAGGATTGCGCATCGAGCAGGGGCGAGGACAGAATCGTAAACATATTCGCAAACGGATTGCGCTCGTTATTAGCCCCGCCGGGGAGAACGTCGTTTACGATTATCCTGCGGGCCGTGATTTCAAGAGCTATCGGCACGAGCAGAATCTTGGGTTGCACAAAAATATATTTACCGTTGTCGTCTTTCATCAGGCGGAGCAGGTTGTAAAGTGCCCTCAAATCGGTGTAGTCGGCAAGGATGTCAGTCGTCAGATTGTCCAGCGTATGCGGCGCCGTTGTAGCGTCGTTGTAAAGAGCAACGCGGGAACCGGACGGATACCAGGCGTAGTATCCGGTGATGTCCTGAATGGTGTTGATTGCTCGCGTTTCACGGTCAATGGCCATAAGTTCGCCCATATCCGCCGCCCGTTTCATAACGAGTCCGGTCTGGTCGAATCGTACGGCCTCATCGGTGATGTCCAGAATCAATCCGCGCTTGCCGTGTCCGATTTCGGCGTATTTGTCGTTGATGTTCGCAAGATGCGGATACTTGCCTTTTTCGACAATATCCTCCATATCACCGGAAAGATACGCACCCGGTATCTTGTCGGTTTCCTGATTGCTTGGGAATGGCGTGACGAGTTGGTCGGCGATTTTTGCCGCCGCCGTAAAGGCGTCCATAACAATCTTGCTCAGGAGGGTCCCTACAATCGTTGAGAACTGCGCAGCTCCCACCGATTCGACCATTATGTGCGATTGCGCGGTGTCGATTCCGCAACCTTCGGCTGTCTCGCGTAAACTGAAATTGCCGACATCGATATGGTTCGGGTCAGTTGCGGGTAGCATTAAATCCGCTTCCAGCATCTTCGCCATAGCAGCGACTTTGCCGCCACACTTGCTTTCGAGTATGCTTTTAATTTGGTGTCTATTGAAAATCATTTTTGTAATCTCCAAAAAATGTTAATTCGTTTCGGTTTCACCGGTTACGTCTGCTCGCTATGCAGTAACTTTTGCGGCAGGAGTTTGCACAGACAAGCCGTTCCTGTAGCCGACTTTTCCTTGACACAAACTGCCACTTGGCTTGTCGAACCGGCAACCAACGCTTGTGAATCACAGGCGAGTGTCGTGGCGTAAATCTCAAGCAGGTCACCAAAACTAAGCGCAGCCGCGGCTTGCAAATCAAGCTGGAACACCGATTCCAAGCTTATATCCACAGGGATACGCTCGGTTTCACCGGCGGCGGAGTCGCCCATAGCAATTCCGACAAGCGTATCGGCTCCGAGTTCTCTGTTTGCGGCGGCATCACCAGCATCCGCAAGAGAAGCGGCGGGCACGGCATACTCATTACCGGCTTCCATGCAAATAAAATCGCCCTTCTTTACTACCGTTGCACTCTCCACAGGCAGGGTGATTATGCATTGCGGCCCGCTGTGGTATCTTTCTGTAGAAGTTGACATATCAACATCTCCTAACTTAAAAAACAAAATTTCGGTTTCAGGCGGATGTTAAACACACTCTTTGATATGAACCGGTTTGTCGCCGGACATATCTTTGCCGCCGCCCATATTCACGACGCCCTTCTTGCCGCTAATGGCGAGCAATCTGTCCTCGATGAGTTCTTTGGATTGCTCCTCGATACTCTTGCCGCCTTCTTTGGCTTCGAGGGTATAAAGTTGATTCTTAAACACTTCGGTTTTCGCCTCCAGGGGCAGTTTGCTTTCCGAAAGCACTTTCTCGATTTTGGATTTCTTCTCAGTTAACGCATCTTTGACCTTGAGCGTATCGAGGTTCTTTGTTGCCTCGGTAAGTTTTACGGTCAGGCCGTTAACTTCCTCGTCGCGGGATACTGCGCCTTCCGCGGAAAGGGCTTCACATAAATCTTTTCGATTCGTTTTTAGACCGTTAAGGTCTATGTCCTTCCATTCCATGTGATTCTCCTTTTTATCTGTGTCTATTGATTCAAACATTCCTTCGTTCGTAGCGCCAGCCCACACGAGGTCAACGCTATGCACTTCACTTATTGACTCGACAACCTTCTTGCCGTTTTGCTGACCCCAGTTACCACTCGCGTTATGACTGAGTGCCGCCATATCGGGCATCGTCTCTGCAATGTCTGCAAACAGTTTCCCGTTCTCATTCGGCAGACCGATGAAATCGCCCCTGAGTTTTTGGCCCGATTCATCGAAGCGGACATTTGTATATTTCCCGGCCAAATTCCGCACGTCACGCCGTTTGGATTTTTCCTCCTCGCTGCTGGGATGATTGATGAACGCTTTGGCGTTCTCGTAAAGACCGACAGCCCCCTTTAACGCTTCAGGCAGGTAATCGTAACCGTGCTTACTCTTCAATCCCAGCAAGGCGACGCCGCGGATGTTGTATGTTTTCTTGCTGTCATCTCGCTCAATCGTTGCCCCCTCGAACATTTTGTCGGATTCAAGTATCAGGTGTTTCATAATCAATCCTTCCTTTTGGGTTCTTTGATTTTGTAACCCTCTTTGAAACGGTCTCGCCACTTCTGATAACACATAGCGGCGGCCTGTTCGTTTGGCGTGTCCGGACCTTCGCCTTTGACAAAACCTATGCAGCGACTCACAAAATCGCTTTGCTGTTCCCCTTTGTTTGGTCTCGGTAACGGCATTTTTTACTCCAATAAAAAAACCGGCGCACAAACAATAACTGCTTTTGTAAAGCAATCACTGCTTACGCGCCGGTTAGTCCGGTCTCGTAATACTTATTTAGTTATCAAACCGCTGCTCTAATTTTTTCTATTTCTCTCGTTACATTCGCCTGCTTTATTTCGCCGGCATCAAAAACAAACTCGCAAACAACCGAGCCGTATCCTAACAATTTGGCTCGTTCTTTCAGTTTCTGCCATATATTATCGGCTTTGTTCTCGGCACTTGTCAAGGGCTTATCGCTCATGCCGCCACCGCAACGCTTTCGGCAATATGAAGTTCAAGATAACACATATCATTCGGGTGCAATAAATCCGGCTCGTCGTCTTTAGCGAAAAACTTTCCTTCTAAGGCAAGACAATCTTCGCAAGGGTCAATACCGCTTGTTCGCCATATCCAGCCGTCAATCCATTCCTTTTCGTTGGCATAAGCAATCGTCCCTTGCATATATGCCTGCGCCATTTCAGTTCGGGCCAGACGCATGGCGTTTTTGTAGCTTGACCGATAAACGCCAACGCCCGGATGATACGCAGCGGCGGGTCTGCTTAATACAAGTCGTCCGTTCACATTAACCCGTCTGAATAATCTGTTTGGTTCGACAAGGAACCCGCGTATATCCCTGCTCAGTTCTGCCGGGCTTTGGCCGCTTGCAATGGCGGTAACGATTCGGCTCTGTATTGTCTTTTGTGCCTGATATGTTACGTCCCATATCCGGTCGCTCAATACTCTGGCCGATGGCGTGGCAAGCAATTTACTTAAAGCCCGATTCTGGATAACTGACCATTGTGAGGCGGCAAATAGCTCCTGTGTCGCATCATATCGCCTGATTTTGCTATCCGGCCCGATAAAGCTGGTCCCGATGTTTATCTTATATCGACCCGGCAGCATAGCGGCGTTCATCGACTCAATAGAGGCCATAAGCCCGTTGCTTATGCCCTGTATTCGCCCCCGTGTGATTATGCCGGTCATCTTCTTGCGCAGAAGCACTGTTTGCTCTTGCAGATAATCGCGGAGTTTAATCAGGGCGGAGTTCGGCAGTTCACCCGCCACAGCCAAACGGTTGATTCGCTCAGTCAAGGCGTCCGCTGTTTCTCGCAGACCGGCAAGAATCTTCCCATCCTGCAATTCGATATAGTTAAACCACCGGTCAAATGCCTTGCTTGCCGCTAAACGAATTTTCTCTGCTGAGTCGGGCATTTTACTTTGTCAACGTCTCAAGAAATTCCGGGGCGAATCTATAACCGACATTCTCAAGCCCCTGTTTTCCTGTTTTGAACGCATGACCGTCTTTCTTGAAACACCATACCTTGCCGTCTGTGCCAAGATATTCGTAACCATGGGCGATATAAGAAGCGGCGACATCGTTGACGACTTCGGGTTTTGGTTGTCCCTGCTTCTTCGGGGCCGGTTTATCTTCTACCTTCTCCAGCAATTCAGATAGTCGTATCAAATCTCGTGGTGCTGCATCCGGCTTCGGTTCGCCTTTAGAATTGAGGCACATTATCTGTAAGACCTTCAATTCTTTTTTCTCTGATTTATTAAGTTTCGGCATTAGCATCTCCTTTTATGTTTGGTTGATTTTGCCCGGACTGTGATTGATTGTTATTGCTGTTCATGCCCGGCTGGTTCGGATGATTCAATTGGTTATCCGCCGCCTTGGCGCGTTCCATATTCGCCTTATCCTCTTTGTCAATCTGCGCCTGCTCCTGTTTGTAATCGTAACCGAGCTTGCTGGATAATGTCTGGTCGCTCGCCCAGGCGTTTTGTTTGTGAATCTGATACGACTCTGTTTCTTCTTTCAGGTTGCGGGCAATTAAAGGGCCGAACTCGACCTGGCACTCGATGTTTGTTTCAATCTCTTCGGCTTGTGCATCCTGCTTTGTTATCGCCTCAAGGAATTTCCCCGCCTCTTTATTGCCCGCCTTTACAAGTTTACCGAGATATGTCTTTGTCGCGGATGATTCCTGCGTCAAGGTCTTTTTCGACTTGGCCGATATTTCCCCGCTCTCGATACCGAACCGAATTACCTTTTGGAATATCTGATTAAAAAGGTCGGCGAAGAAGTCCTGATAATCCTCAATCATGCGAACAAACGGGCTTTCGCTAACCATAGAGCTTGAGTAATTAGCATTTGAGGCATCTCCCCTGATTATATATTCCGGCAGTTGCGTTCCTAATCCGATTCTCAATTGTATCGCCCTGCCATCCTCTTTGGTGTCTGTGGCGTTGATATTGAGAGCGTCGAATTTCCAGTCGATACCGCGAGTAACCAGAACAGAGCCGGCTTTGGGCATTTTCTTTTTTTCGGTATTCGGCGACTCACTTGGTTTAGTGGTGTTCTCAAATTTATCCGTCACGTTGGTCAATGGACCTGATCCGGTTGCGTTGCCGATTAGATTGTAAATTGTGCGTATCTTATTGAGCTTAACCCTGTCGTCGAGCCAGCCGGAATACTGCCGGATATGCTTTGCCACGCCAATTAAGAATGAGATGCCCCGTTTGACATTTGAATCGACAAGAATTTTAGCGTGGATTATTTCATCGGCGGGGATAATCTCATGCTCCTCAATCAACTGCTTTCTGAATGTCCGGTAATAGTTTACGGGTTTTTCCACGTCCTCCGGGTCGCACTCGACACCGTAACTGTGGTTAAGGTCGCCAAGCCAGTCCCTTATCTCGTTCACGTCGATGCAGCGGATTGTATTGTAAGCGGGGGACGGATTGTCGATATTCGTCCGGGCAGGAATACCAAAAAAGCGAACAAAGACCTCTCCGTCCCTCATAGCCCGCTTTACAATCTCTTTACTTCGCATGTCCCATTTATTTACTTTGGCCCAGGTGTCCCAATAATCTTGGACATCTTGGTTTTCGTCGAGGGCCATAATCCTTACGTTCTTGCCCATAATATAATGCTGCATAGTGTCAAGTATGCACCGGCCCTCAGGCGTATAGGCGATTTTTAATGCCTGCTCCTGCATTACCGTAATATCGTTTTCGTCGTATATCGCCTTGCCGTCGCCGGATAGTTTAGACCAGGCATCCTCGTCGTCGTCTTTGGAGAATGAGGGTATTGACTCAATCAGCTTTCGCTGCAACAACGTCTGCTCAATCGCAAGCCGCGTCTGCTCTCGCTTTAATCCTATCGATGGGAATAATCGCTCAAACATTTTTATCCTTTACGCAAAGGCGTAATCCCCTGCAACTATCATTTCCGGTTCAACGTATTCGGCAAGCATCTTATATGCGCCCGAGGTCCAGTCCACCTGGTCGTCATGTGCGTCCTCGTGACCCGTAAACTCGACAAGTTCTTCGATATACTCATCGGCACCCTTGCCGCGGATTATAAAGAATTTTCCTTGCTCTGCCCGACCTATCCACGGCAACGCACGGACAAGTTTCTCACTGTCCACGCCGTAACCGCGAATATCAATCTCCCTTAACATCGGGTCCGCAATAAGGTCATCGACAAAACCCTTTTGTGTTGCAACACTTTCAATACCTACCGAAACGCACTCCTGCCGAGCAATTAAAGTAATCATTCGTTTACTTGTGGGCCATTCCTGCTGCTCGTGCACAAGCTTGCGAACGTAGATATTGCCGTCTATGTCAATTGCCATTTGGCCGCTTGCTGTATAATCCGCGGTTGTTTTCTTTGTGACCGCCAAATCCCAATACCTTACCCATTGTAAATTATCCGGTGCTGCCTCAATAACCTTCAACCATTCACGTTTGATTCTTGCGCCTGTGGGCGATTCTGGCCGCTGTTGATATAAGGCGTTCCAGTCATAGGAGCCGCCCACCTTAATCTTATTCAAGGCATCGGCATTGTATTTGTTCGGCCATAACGCCTCGCCTTCGCTGCGGGGGTCTTTCGGGTGCGTAAACTCCGTATTTTCGTAAACGGCTGGCAAAGACACAATCTTCCATTTATCGCCGTCTGGATTATTCTGTGCCTCTTTGATTAGCCAGCCGGCAAGGTCATCTATGTGCCAGCGGGTCTGCAATAACAGAATCCGCCCGCCCTTTTCAAGCCGGGTCCGCAACGTAGAACGATACCATGCCTTAATCCCGTCTCGGACGGTTTTACTTTCCGCCTCTTTGCGGTTCTTGTGGGGGTCGTCGATGATAGCATAGTCCGCGCCGGTCCCTGTTATGCCCCCCCCTACGCCCGTGGCTCGATACTTGCCGCGTTTGCCGACGATTGTAAACCCTTTGGCCTGCTTAATGGCCGTATCGTTGCATTTGTAGCCGACGTGCTTCAGGGGGGAGTAGGGGAATAGCTCGTGATATGACTCTGAAAGCATTATGCCTTGAACGTCCCGGCTCATATCGCCTGATAAGTCCATGCCATAAGTGGTGAAGATTATCTGAGCATCGGGATTGTGACCGTAAATAAAGCCGGGCAATCGCCTTGCACATATCTCCGATTTACTATGACGTGGGGGCATAAACAGCATAAGATTATATGGCTTCGGCGACAAAACCCACGCCTCTACCTCTTCGCAAACAAGTCGATGATGCCAATTTGTCTCAAACTTCGCATAAGTGTATTGGCAGAAATTGAGTAAGTGCCGACGGGCCTCTCGTCGTTGAATCTCCTCGCGTATCTGAATTTTTTCAATCAGCGGGTTCGTTTGGAATCCCTTCCAAAACTTCTAATCGCCTTTGCAGTTCTTCGTCGGACATCTTTTCATAATCACCGGCTGCCGGTCTGCTATCCGGTCTGCCCATCAAAAACTCTTCAAGCCGAATCATGTTGTCCAGGTCTTTATATGTCGAGCTGCTTTTATCTTCGCCGTTGTTTATCTTCAGGACCAACCGATTCTTCGCAAAGCGGACCAGCTTCAGATTCTCGGCCAGGCGGTTCGATATAGCTTTGTCCGCCTTCTCATTCGCCTTCGCCTTAATATCCGCTATACGGGCGTCCCAGTTGTCACTGGCTCGATAACGACCACAGGTAATTTCGCAGATTCCACACTTTGCGGCAACGTAAACCAAACTTTGTTGCTCGCAGTAAGCGGCGAACATCTCATTGCGTTTAGAATCTTTAAGTCGGCTTGACATTTCATTTTACGGATACTTTCTCGACAACTTGCAAATTCTCAGGACGGTCATGCCCGGTCTCGAATTTATAAACTTCCTGTTTACAATATGCTTGCGCTTCTTACGCATACTCTTACAATCAGCATAACTCCTACAAATAGCAAGGATAATACAAGAATGGTATGTTTTTGTGACATTGATATTCGGGTGTCGTAAAAGCGTTAATGCTTTATAACGATTAGTGCTTAAGCACCAAATCTTGTCAAGGGGGTAGTTTTGATTTTGGTATGAAAGTGTTCACACCGCAAACAAATCTTTATGTTGTGGAATTGTGTCGCGGAGTACCGTGCGGGTATCTGTATTGTGACAATTTATGCCGTCCAGATTTTGAGTCAAGCCATCTTTAACTTATTCGATTTTGAGTTTATCTTTTGCCATATCGCTCCTGCAAAACCTTTCCGATTGTTTCGGCAATTTCAATTTTCACTTCGACCTCACCATGTTCAAGTTTGCATTGCGTTTCCCTCGACCACCCGCAGAGTATCGAGAACGCCAACTGCGTCAGACCTAATTCTCCTCTCGCTTCTGTCAGCAAAAATCCGTTCAAAGACCTGTGATACTTGGCGGGGGAGATTATCGAGTCAATGTCCATCTTCTTGGCGTCCTTGCCTATTCTATAAAACTTCCTCTATGGTTATTTGCGCGCCCGGGTCTCTATCGCAATAGACCTTTTCTGTCGGGCCAGTTACTACCTGTGAATCGTCACGCCAAACTACACCCTTCAAGGCGTCCTCGGTTGAGCGGAGCAACTTTGTTCTATCGGGCTTCGTAAGGTGATGTTTCGGGGCCGATACTTTCAATATACCTGCGTTTTTGCCTGTGCCGTAATGTCCTTTAGGACGGCAGAATCTAAACTGGATTGAAAGTTCTATCGCCCCAGTCAGCAACGCTCCACTATACGCCTCTTTCGCATAGGCCGAAACGAGAGCCATCCAGGGCTTTGTCTTTTTGCTTGCCGGCGTCATTACGACACGCTTGAGCTTTGGAATGTAAAACCCCGTCTTTGAGCCACCCGGAGCAGGGACTCCGGGGACAAAAAACTCAATCTTCATTTACGCCCCCTGAATGTTTTTTTGTCGCGCCAAATAATTATCTCCCAAAGACAAGAGGCGATAAACGCACCAAGAAACATCGCTATTAAACAAGTCCACATTATTTATCCCTTTCTATTTTATATTTTTCACGAAACTCATCCGCCATTTGTTTCCGCCTCTGCTCTTCTTCGCTTATTGATTCCTGTGCGCCTTCTTCTTCTTCGGTAACATCGAACAGGGTTTTTCAAGTTCAGGCATTGAGTTTCCGCTTATCTTTACCGCCGACAGCAATCCACTTGAACGCAGACAACCGGCTTGCAATACGTTCATCGAATGTCGCAGCAAGCTGCTCGCGGGTTTTGTTAGTTGTGATATATGTCGGCAACCCGTTTTCGAGGCGGGTATCAATCAGCACATAAAGAATCCGCTTTGCAAAATCCGTCTCGGGCGCGTCAATCGCCTTGCCCGCGCCGATGTCCTCGATAAATAAATGTCTGGGCTTTAATAATCGCCTCAAAATTGAATCTTCCGTCTCTGTTGAATCTTTGGAGTATGTCGCCCTGATTTTTATACAGAGAATTTCCCAGCCGATGCGCTCACACTTTTGACGAGAAGCGATAAAACGTCGCATCAAAGTCGCCATTGTCCAACTCTTGCCCGTCCCCGCAGGACCACAAAGCACAAGCCCAATGTGGTTATCGAAGCTCAGTAATCTACTGCGAAATTCTTTATTCAGGCCCCGCAGACAAGCAACCCAAAACATCATCGGGATTGCTACTTTGATTTCACGTCGAATCTCCGCGACCAGGGTTTTCCGGGCGCATCGCCGCTCATCGTGAACTCGCCCCTGATATGCCTCGTCGTTATGTCTCACAGACAGGGATTGAGCCACCGGAGCTATAATCGTTTTGAGAGATTGGGGTTCTTTGGGTTTGTTTTGGTCGTCCATTATCGCCGCCTCTTTCTTGGGTTCTACTAAACCAATTTGTTAAAAATCTGCCGTAATTCTTTTTTGCTTTCGAGGGATTATTGAAAAGCCACTCTCCCGCTCGCAGGATATTGCCCTCGATGTCAACTGCCGGGTAAGTTTTCTTCCAAATCTCGATGTCGCCAGTAGTAATGTTTAAGAACTTTCTGTCTGTAAATGAATATGTAATTGAAGATGAAGATGAAGATGAACATGAAGTATAGGACGTTACATTTTCGTTACAATCCTGTTTCATTCTTTCGCGGTAGCCGGAAACCCGCTTTTTGATGTCAAGACGCTCGTTATGCTCCCTCATCATTCTGCGGTTAGTGATTGTTACATCGTTGTTACAAAATATTACATCTGCTGTTTTGGTGTTATGTAATTCCTTAACAGCAACCTCGGCTTCGGCAGGTGAGCAACGAGCAATCCTACTTAATTGAGCGTAATTGCCTGTTAGTTGCCCACACCTGTCGAGGTTGTGCATCGCACATAAAAAGTCCACCCAAATACCGCGAGTTGATGGCGAACACATCGAGACGCTTGGGTCTTTCAACCAATCGCCTGGATAAAATTGTAAAGCTGGCAATTTATTTGCCATAATTTTCTACCTTGATTTTTCTCGGCTGGGTCATTCAAACATCCCCCATTCCGTGCTGTCTATGCGACGCTTGGCTAAGTAAATAGTCCACATTGTTCATCTTCTCCGCTATTTTCGCCGCTAATATACCAATTAAACATATCTGTACCGTTTGCCCATTCATCGCAAGAATGTAAACCTTTGGCGGTTCGGTTATCTTTTAAACACTGGAACGCCTTAATGAAGGCAAGGGCAAAACGGGGATACTGGCCGACTTCCCATAATTTTCTACCCTTAGTTGCCATTGGACAAAACAAACAACCCAATCTCTTCCAGCCCTCATCATATAGTTTACAGTAAGGGATTTTGCTCTCGTGGATATAATCCCAAACATCAACATCTTCCCAGTCGATAATCACGTTAAGGAATTTCTTTGTATGGTCTGTATGGCTGACCTCGACCATATTCCTTTTCGCTCGCTTTGCTGATTCCGCCGCCCTGATACCAGTAACCACACTTCTGCCGCTACCGCCCTGTTCTTTGTATTCTTTACAACACCATCGCGATTGACGTAAAGGAAAGCCCTTTTCAATTAATCTTACAAGATATGGTTTTTTGGGCTTCTCCCAGATAACGTCTTTGTGGTACTGTTTAATGAAATACACAAGCTCTGGCGGGTCGATTGTAGTCTGCCCATAATGGGCATCAAACTTAACGCCAGCGTCAATACAAAGCTGTTTAATAACACAAGAATCCTTACCACCTGAAAAGGCAACATAATATCCCTCTGGCGGCTCAAACATTTTCAGCCGTTCAATCGAAACCTCGGCCATTGTTTTGTTGTAAAGGTTCTTATTCATTCATCTTACCCATCATAAATCTCGTCGTATCCCAAAGAATTTAACAATTCCCTTATTCTGTCGCCCAAATCCACGCTCTTGTCCGGCATCGACTTCATTACCTCAAGGCAATTACCGCATCGAAGGTCTATCGTTGGCTTATCAGTCATATCGTCCCTGTAAAAAAGGCGAGACTGACCGGCATAACATCAACC